AGCTTATCCAAAATGTGTACCAATTGCAAAAGCAAGATCAATGAGTTCCTCTCAAAAAAAATCCGCTGTATCTAGGAAAAGAGCTGCAGGCAATCCAGGAGGTAAACCAACTAATGTAAAAACAATAGTGAAGAAATTTAATGGAGGATACATAACAGTTAATCCAAGAGGTTTTGGTAGAATGTTACCAAACAAAAGACCAACAACAAGAGTATTTACATGAACATGGAAAGATTACTACAATCCGTTAAAGATCATGAAGGATACAGAAACAAGGTATACTTAGATACCTTAAACAAAAGAACTGTGGGCGTAGGCCATCTATGTGTCGAAGATTTTTGGGAAGACAATAAAGAATACGAGGAGAAGTTTCTCATGGATATTCTTGAAGCCGATCTACAAAACGCAATTAAAGGAGCAGAAGAATTAATACAAGAGCATCAATGTACAGACATAGATGATTTAGCTAAAGAACTTATCATTGAGATGGTATTTCAATTGGGTAAGACAGGTGTCTCTAAGTTCCGTAACATGTGGAAACATTTATCTACTTCAGCTTATTCTGCTGCAAGTCTAGAGATGTTGGATTCACGCTGGGCAAAACAGACACCTAATAGGGCAAAAAACATGAGTGATAAGATGGCTAGTATAGGAGCATAGTGGATATAGTAAGAGTTGTAGATTATCTTAAAAAAATATTAAAAACTAGACAAGACCAAGTAAATCAAGTTATAACATCGGATGTAAAAACTTTAGAAGAATATAAGTATCTTTTAGGGAAATTACATGCTTATAAAGAAACCATACAGGAACTCACGGACCTGCTAAAAAAACAGGAGCGCTATGAAGACGAAGCCGACGATTTTAATACCAGAAAATAATATCATTGATATTAACGAAAAACCCTACAAAACAAAAAAAGAAATAGGAAAAGTTCCAGAACCTACAGGGTATAGGATTGTTTTATTTCCTCTATTGTTAGAGAAAAAAACTAAAGCAGGCCTACATCTTACAGATGAAACTGTAGCTGAAGCACAAGTAGCTACAAATGTTTGTCGTGTGTTAAAGATAGGACCTGATGCTTATAAAGATGAAGAAAAATTTCCCAATGGTCCTTGGTGCAAGGCTACTGATTGGGTACTTATTACTAAATATGCAGGATCAAGAATTCGTATTGATGGTGGTGAGCTTCGAATAGTGAATGATGATGAAATACTGGCAGTCATTGATCATCCAAAAGATATACTGCCAGCAAGTTTATTTTAGGAGAATATTATGGCTGAAGAAAAAATGGTTCCTTTAGACACAAGTGGAAATAGTGTTGAAGTAACATTAAAAGAAGAAGACATGCAAGATGAACTTCCTGTAGAAGAAAGCAACATAAGAGAAATAGTTGAAGATGAAGCTCCAGAAACTCAAGAAGCTAGTGAAGAACCTCCTCAAGAAGAAGAAAAAGAAGCTGATCCCTATAAAACAGATGATCTAAAAGACTATAGTAAAGGGGTTAAAAAAAGAATTAACAATCTCGTTGGACGTATGCGAGAGATGGAAAGACTTTATGAAGCTACACAAAAAGAAAACGAAGATCTCAAAAAGAAATATACCAATGTAGGTAAAGGCTACGTCAATGAGTATGAAGGAAGAGTAACTAATGCTGCTGAAGCCGCTAAAGCTAATCTTAAAAAAGCTATTGAAGACAATGATACTGAAGGACAGGTAGCTGCTCAAGAACAATTGGCTCAAGCTAAAGCTGATGCTGCTAGACTTTCAACAATGAAAGTAGCTCAACAAAATGATGAGAAAACTTATGCTCCTCCTACTCAACAGCAACAACAACAGCAACAACAGTACGAAGCTTCAGCTCAAATTGACACCCGAGCAGAAGAATGGGCGTCAGAAAATGAGTGGTTTGGATCAGATGATGTGATGACAGGTGCAGCTATGGCACTACATAATCGCCTTGTAACGCAAGAAGGGTTTGACCCAACGAGCGATGAGTACTATAATGAAATTAATTCTCGTATGAGAACAGAGTTTCCTCAAAAGTTTTCCAATGGTAAAGCTCCAGAGGAGAAGAAAACCGAAACGAAACAGCCCGTTCAGACTGTAGCGTCGGCCGTACGAAAGACTAAATCTGGGCGCCGAGTCGTGAAGCTCACACCTTCACAAATAGCGATAGCTAAAAGGCTTAATGTGCCACTCGAAGAATATGCTAAATACGTGAAGGAGTAGCAAAATATGAGTACAGAAAATAAAAATAAGACCTCACGCAAGACTGAAACCCGTGAATTAAAAACTCGTAAAAGAGGTTGGGTTCCACCGTCTAATTTAGATGCCCCTGAACCACCCGAAGGTTATCACCATCGGTGGGTAAGATTTGAATATAGAGGTACGCAAGATGATAAAAACGTAGTTGCTAGAATCAGATCGGGATATGAACCTGTGAGAGCAGATGAATATCCAGACAGGATAGATTTACCTCATTTAAATGAGGGAAAATTTAAAGGTACTATTGCGGTAGGTGGATTAATGTTAATGAGATGTCCGATTGAGGTCAAAGAAGATAGAGATGAATATTTCGCTAACTTGACTAAAGATCAGCAACAATCTGTTGACAACGATCTTATGAAGGAGGAGCACCCTTCCATGCCAATCTCAAAAGAAAGGCAATCTCGGGTAGAATTTGGTGGACGCAAAAAATCTTAATGGTTAAGATCCTATGTCTCTACCTCATTGTCTAAAGGAGACAAATTATGGCTAATATAGATGCAGCTTTTGGTCTTCGTCCTTACGAAAGATCAGGCTCAAATTATAATAACCAAGGCGTTAATGCGTATCCTATTAATTTTGAAGGCTCAAGTAGTGGAACAACAAGTTTGATTTGGACTGGAACTCCAGTCATCCCTCTAGCTAGTGGATTAATAGACGTACCAGGAAACGCTAATGGCGGTACCGTACCTTTGTTAGGTGTTTTCATGGGTTGTAAATACATTGCAACTGATGGAACTCCAACATGGGCACCATACTGGCCTGGTTACGCGGCAATTAAGCCGTCGACAGAAGCAATTGCTTATGTGGCTGACAATCCTCATGCATTATTTGTTATTAATGCTAATGGTGCGTGTCCAGATAGTGCTTTGTTTGCTAACGCAAACTTTGCAACAGCAATCACAGGAAATAATACAAGCGGCTATTCTCTAGGAGAACTAGCTGTAGGTACTATTGCAGCAGGTTCTGCAACTTTAAATATGAAGATTGTAGGATTCGATGATGAAGCTTCTGTAAGTGCAGGAGCAGTTGATAAAACTGCAGCAGGTCGATTAGCGATCGTAAAACTCAACGTTCATTTCATGGACTCAACCGCAGGAATATAGGAGATAGGATATGGCTATTAATAGAGCACAGCTTGCCAAAGAACTAGAACCTGGTTTAAACGCCCTGTTCGGTTTGGAGTACGCACGCTACGAAAACGAAGCTGCTCAAATTTTTGAGCAAGAAACAAGTGATAGAGCTTTTGAAGAAGAAGTTATGTTAGTTGGATTCGGACAAGCAAATGTAAAAGCAGAAGGATCAGCAGTTGGTTTCGATACCGCTTCTGAATCTTTTACTGCTAGATACACTCATGACACAATCGCTTTAGCGTTTGCGTTAACTGAGGAAGCTGTCGAAGATAACTTGTATGATACTTTATCTGCTCGTTACACTAAAGCCCTAGCAAGATCTATGGCTTACACGAAACAAGTAAGAGGCGCTAACGTATTAAATAATGCGTTTGCAGTCACTGGTGGAGACGGCGTTACATTAGCTAACACTGCTCACCCAACAGCACTTGGTGGTACCTTCTCAAACAGAAGTGCTACTGACGCTGACCTTACTGATGTCTCATTAGAACAAGCGATGATTGACATTGCTGGTTTTATCGACGAAAGAGGGCTAAAAATTGCAATGAAAGGACAGAAATTAATTATTCCTGTCAACATTCAATTTGTAGCTGATAGGATCTTAGAATCCACACTCAGAGTTGGTACTGCTGACAATGATATTAACGCTCTGAAAAATATGGGAATGCTACCAGGTGGTTACACAGTTAACCATTATCTAACAGATACGGATGCATATTTCATTAAAACAGATTGTCCTAATGGATTTAAACACTTCACAAGAGCTGCCCTTGCTACTGGCATGGAAGGCGATTTTGATACAGGAAACATGAGATACAAAGCAAGAGAGAGATACAGCTTTGGTTACTCAGATCCTAGAGCTGTTTACGCATCACAAGGTTCATGATCTAATACTGGATCCTCCCAGATTAAAGAAGGCGGTTGCAAGACCGCCTTTTTTATTTTACAATACAATTTACTCAAGACTTAACAAGACAACTACAAGGAGGTTGACATGGGTACAACTACATTTTCGGGACCAGTCAAAGCTGGTACTATAAGAGAGGGTGCAGGCACAAACACAGGGTTTGTTGTTATGGCTCAATCAGCAGAAGTAACTGAAGTAAATGCATTCGGCACGACTTCAATTATTATTCCTGCTAATTCACAAATAGTAGACATAAAATGTTTAGTAACTACTGCTTTTGATGGTACAACTAAAACTTTAGACGTAGGTATTTCAAGTGATACAGATTTATACGTTGATGGAATGAATACTGCTGCAGTTGGTTTAGTCAACATGACTGCTGCTACAACTGGCACAGAAGCAAACTGGAAAAACGTTGGTACATCTGACGTCACTATTGTTTTTATTTCACCACAAGCTGGAAACGGTGCGGGTGTTTTAACTGTAGAGTATATTCAAAATAGAAACTTATAGAGGTTAGTATGGGTATGATTTATACAACTGAAGGAGTATCTACTTCAACTATTACTGCTACTGGTGATGTTACATCAGTTCCAGCTAGGGTATTATCTATGTATATCATAGGTGAAGGTAGTGCAGGATCTGTTGTTTTAAAAGACTCAAGTGGTGGTGCAACATTAGCCACTATTAATACACCAGCAGGAGCTACATTAACTCAAAATATAGATTTTGGTTCTGAGGGTTTAAATTTTAAAACTAATCCGAATGCTACACTAACAAACATTGCGTCAGTATTTTTTGTATTAGGCTAGTATGGCTGATAACCAACCAAAGAAAAATAAAAAAAACTTCCGCCCCACTAAGTCTGGGGCGGGAATGACTAAAGCTGGGGTCAAGAAATATAGAGCAATGAACCCTGGTTCTAAATTAAAAACTGCTGTAACAGGCAAAGTTAAAAAAGGATCTAAATCCGCAAAACGTAGAAAATCATATTGTGCAAGAAGTGCAGGACAAATGAAACAATTTCCAAAAGCTGCTAAAGATCCTAACTCAAGATTACGTCAAGCAAGAAGAAGATGGAAATGTTAAATGAAAATATCAGATAACACAGCGATAAGCATGCCCATGAGAAATTTAATTGGCCTAATTATGGCCATAGGTATTGGGATTTTTGCCTATAGTGATTTGACTCAGAGGCTAACCCAACTTGAAACTGCAAGACAACTAATGGAAGCGGATTTGTTAAAGAAAGCTGAGCAGACACCCGTAAATCAGGAATTGTATATGCTCATCGAGTTTCTATCTGGACAAAATGAGGTTATGGAAAAAGAAGTGCAG